TTCTTTTTACCCCTTCCATTCTTATGGAAGGTTAGTATTAGTGGTGTAACCGCTGGAGCTATCAATTCTGCTACTTCAAAGGTGGGTGGAGCATGGCAAGCCAAGACTGTTCCGGATTCATATACTAGAAATGGTAGCATCCTAGTTGCTCAAGAAGTCACAATCCCACCAGAATCATTTGCCATCACTCAAATAGGTCAGCCTAATAGTGGTGGATTTTTACCTGGATATGGTGTTGTAGCTCGTTCAGACTTTTCATCACGTGGACCTGTAATTAACTTTCTTGAGACAGATCAAGATATTGAGCATGAGTTCTTTCGTCCATGGTCTATAGCAGTTGGTATTGACGGACTTATCAATCACGCTCTCAAAGCAGAGATAACTGTTAAGCAATACGGAACAGATGGAACATTCAGAAAAGGATATGTTTTTGAGGGGGCTGTGCCCACTAACAGTGAAGGCTACACTATGAACTATGAGGATTCAGAGTTTAAAGTTAAGTCTGTCACCTTTTCCTGTAGAAATTACAGACCTTTATAGTATAATAAATGTATGGATGTTCATACATGCTTTAAACTCAACGATAAGGATGTTGAGCTAAGACTTCTTACAATGCGCGATGTGCGCAATTTAATGTATATTGAGCCATCAACTCAAAAGGTGATCGACTACTTGGAGAAAATGATTATAACTCCAGATCTAAATAGAGTTGAGAAGTTTGTTGCTCTATTAATGCTATTTGAGCAATGTGTTAAGACTACTATTGCTCTGAACAATGATGCTGGTGAGCCCATCAATGTCTACGTTGATGGAATCTATAAGAACTTTATGGATGATGAAGATATTAGTCATACAATAAAGGATTACGAGTACACATTAGCTCGTGCTGGTCGTGGTAGTATTGGAGTTGATTATCCTCAACATCTAAGATCTCAGGGAGAAATTGACTTTGTAAAGAGCTTAACAGTTGCAGATGAGTGTGTTGATGTATTCTATCTTGATGCAGAGGATAAAAAGTTCCTATCAGAGCAGCTCACTAACGAGCAGTACATTAGTATTAGGAGATTTATTAAAAGTAAGGAGAAAGTGTTAACTTTAACTCTTTCAGACGCTCTTGATTATCAAATATCAGCAGTGGGGGGTGAGATGGGATTATTCCTCGCTAAGATATTCTGTTTCATGGATGAGAGGAATTATAGAGATTATATTTACACTCTATCAGAACGTATCAGAGATATCTCGTTTATTCTTGATTCAACTCCTAAGGATGCTGAGGATTACCTTGTACTATATCGTGCAGAGTTAAAATCCAAGAATGAGGAGTTGAATAATGAGTAACTTACACTAAATAGATTTATGAGTACATCTTTATCTAAAACATTCATTGAGTCCCTTAAAGCAGCCAGTAGTGATGTTGACGTATATGTGAAGTCCACTGACTCTTCTGTTTCAGTGAAGCCCTTAACACTAAATCAGCAGAAATTGCTTGTTTCAACAGCTGTAGAAGGAGTCGCCGGAATTCTAAATTTTGCAATTCATCAGAATGCAATTATTTCTAATAATACTAGCCTATCAGACCTTTACACCTATGATAAGACTCCTATTATTTCAAAGCTTCGTGCTGCATCACTAGGATCAACAGTTACAATTGATGATGTAGTAGTTGAGCTTGGAGAGGTTGAGAACAATAGTCGAGAGTATAAAACAACCTTCAAGCATAAGGAGAGTATCTCAATTGGTGATATTAAGCTCAATCTAAGAATTCCTACAATTAAGGAAGAAGACTCAATCCTTAAGAAGTGTGTACAAGAGCTTGAGAAGCATCGCAATGATGATGCTAAGATGGTTGAACTAATCTACATCTTTGAACTATCTAAATATGTTGAATCTATTGAAGTTGGAGAGGAAGTAGTTCTGTTTAGCGATATTCGCATCATTGACAGAGTTAAAGCTATTGAAAGTTTACCACTTAGCTTCTACAATAAGGTAACACAATTTGTTAAACAGATTACAGATCACGAGACTAATATTTTAACTGTAGGAGAATCATTGATTTCAATCAATGCAGCATTTTTTGATACAACTAGCGCTGAATAGCTAGTTGTGTTATAAATATTGTTAGTGAAGAAGGGAAATTTAATCAACGAAGCTTTATTTAAGCTCACTGATAGTGCTGACAAATCAGATCCTCAAGGGGGTAAGGTTTCTCGAGACATCATCAAATCTGATGCTAATGAAGCAGCTAGTGGGAAGGTTAAGACTGCTCTATCCTCTAGTGAGAAGGCTCGCCTTACAAATGAGGCCACAATATTCTCAGAGACGTTCCTCAGAATTCAGAAGAAGCAAGCTCCAGATGACAAAGCTAGCACTACTGTTGTAAGCTCTGCTCAGAAGAGTGTTAAAGGTGCCTCTGGCCCTCCTGCCATGGCAGCTAAGAAGAGTGGATTAGGGTTATGGGCGATTGTAGGTGCTGTAGCTGTTGGATTATTTGCTTTGGCTCAACACCTACAAGGCATGTTCAGACCATTAGGAGACTTCATTGCAAAAGCAGTCTTTAAGCTTAAGGCATTCGCAAAGATATTCAAAGCATTCAAATTTGGTAAGCTGTTCAAGTTTTTAGGGCTAACTAAAGTAATTGGCAAGATCAAAGCCTTCTTTAAGGCTAATAAGATTGTCAAGTTCTTTACTAAGATTGGTACAACAGTCTTTAAAGCGTTTGGATCTATAACAAAGGTAGTTAGCAAGGTATTTAAAGGGGGTGGAGGATTCCTAGGAAAGATGTTCAAAGGGATCATCAAAACTGTCGGTGGTAAGATTGGTAAGTTTCTTAAATTCATTCCATTCCTTGGATCGATTGTAAGTTTTGGATTTGCGTACTCTCGCTGGAAAAAGGGTGAATACATTCCTGCTATCTTTGAATTGATCTCCGGTATCTTAAATCTAATCCCAGGAGTTGGAAACGTTGCATCAATGGTTATTGATGGAGGATTATTATTATATGATCTTTATACTGCTCAAGACGCAAAAGAGCAAGAGGATATTAAAGCTGGTGGCACTGGAGGATTCCTAACAAAGGCTAAAGAGAAGTTCATGGAAGTTATTAAAGGTAAGTTAAGATATCTACCATTCATTGGAGGTATTGCTCACCTTGGCGACGCTTATAATTCATTCATGGATGGTCAATGGAAAGATGGTTTCATCTCTCTCGGTAAGGGTATTCTAGGACAAATTGGAGGTCAAGGCCTAGTTGATGCAGCTATGTGGCTTGTATCGTTACTAGACTCTGATCAAGAATCTACATTTAACTTCTCACTTCCTAGTTGGGACTTCTTTGCTGATATTTGGGGAAAGGTTGGAAGCTTCTTTAGTGGAATATTCGATGGTATTGGTGGCTGGGTTACTGATAAGATAGATTGGATCAAAGCTAAGTATGAATCTATAACTGGTTTCGTAAGTGGGGCTGTAGACGTAATTAAATCGCCGGTCAAAGCAGCTGGTACTGCTCTTGGAAACGCCATGTTGAGTGTGACTGGAGCCGGCGACGTTCCATATGCGGACATGAGCAACCGAGGAGTTCTTACTGATATGATTACTAAGCTGAATGCTGGTAGAATTCCTCAAGACGTTCTCGACAAACACGGAGGTGAATCTGCTCTAAGACATCAAGTGTGGACAAGAATTCAAGCAATTGATAGAGGAGAAGCAGATCCAGGTTTCGAAGAAAAGGGAAAGGTCACCAAACAAGAGCTCAAAACTGTTGAAGCAAGTAGTGGAGTGTTAGTAGACATCAAAGCTGGTGTTGGATATACTAACAAGCTTCTTGTCAGACAAGGAAAGATTCTAATCAACTCCTTCAAAGAACTACAAGCAATTAGGACTGGTGGGCTTGGTGGAGGCTCCCCAACAGTCAATGTTCAATCATCTCCACCGGCTGCTGCCTCATCGTCGAAGAATTACTCAGATCCGGGAAGTTTTTCAGATAGTAGAGCTGATTACTATAAATCACCCTACAGTCTCAATGCCACTGCCTAAATAACTATATATGGCTAATGTTAACATCGTTAAAGACTACAGTTGGACTGAGATACCTAAAGGCTCTCAGCTTAGATCTGAGGCTCCTTTTGTCCATGTACGAGGATATGAATTAGATACACCAGCATTAGCTCAAGCTGCTGTTGGATATCTAAATCTTATTAAAGGTGCTTCTTCTGGAGGTGCAGAATTCTATGAGAAGATGTATAAAGGTAAAAAGAAGGATACATTTTTCTTCCCATACTTTAGTGATAGTGTTAGATCATTTTCAAACTCATTTGCTAGCTCATTTAGTAACTTTACAGATAAGGGTGGTCGCGCAGCAGGTATCGATTTTCTTGATACGGTAGGTGGTGAACTTGCTGCTGCTGCAGGATCTGCAAGTGAGATTGTAAAGTCAAGTGCTGAGTTAGCTAAAGCTGCAGCAGCTTCTCCCGCTCTTGGTGGTGCGGCTTCTAAAGTGCTAGGTGAGGTTGCGAGCGCTGCTAGTGGCGAAGGTCCAGGATCTTATATTGAAACTCCTAAATTCTATCAGTATGCAAATACAGATGCCGCTCTAAATGTAGACTTTTTCTTAGCTAATACAATTGAAGAGGGAGACGCGGAGAAGAATAGTGAATTTATTAACAACTTTATTAAAGCTAATCGACCTAATCGCAAAGGTCCAGTAACATTAACATTTCCATGGATCTATAAAGTTAAGGTTCCTGGCGTTCGATACATTGAATGGGCATATCTAGAGAATTTAAATGTCTCATTTGTTGGAACGCGTCGAAAGGTTGGTAGTAAGATTATACCAGAAGGTTATCATATAACAATGTCATTCAAATCACTTACAATTGAGCCTGAAAACTTCATGGACAAGATATAATGAGTACCCTAGGAACATTTCAAAACGATATCGACACTCTTCCTGACTTAGAGTTGGAGAGATATGAGCGCATCTTCAAAATTTACGAAGCATCTAAAGATGGTAAGGATTTTTATATGTACAACATATTAAACAAGCTTGAGTTTCCTGATGATATCAGTGCAGATTTATTAGATGCATATAAAGTGCAGTCTCGTATGTCTCTAACTAATGTATCATATGAAATCTATGGGAATATTGAAAGCTGGTGGATCTTATTCTTACTCAACAAGGTTAATATACCTAAGCTCTTTTATGTGGAGCCTGGAATAACACTAAGATTTATCAAACCTGAGCAATTAACTCTGATCTACAATCAGATTACAAGATCTCTTATATATAATGGCAGACACTTTTAAAATTAATGGTGCAGAATATGAATGCACCTTTACATTATCGAATGATGATGCGGAAGAAGAAATCAAATTCTCAAAGTCAGCGATTAAGTCGTTAACGCTAGAAGAGAGTTTATTTAAACCTTTCACAAATGCTAATATTGTTATTGATAATCCGTTTGATCTAATTGAGAACTCTGTTACATTACGAGGTGATGGTAAAGATAAATTTACATTCTCTTTAAAGCTTAAGGATGCTCCTGATAAGGAAAAGTTAGACTACTCATTCATTATTAACAATGAGACTAATATGACTGATGTCAACAATCGAGCTGGTAATCATAAAAACTACAGCCTATTGGATGATAAATTCTTCCTTCTTAATAAGAAGATCCCATTCGGTCGTAGATATTCGGGTAAGGTTGGTGATATTATTAAACGCATTCTTAAAGATGTTGTTGGTGATGATGTTGTAGACGAGGAAAATTGGGAAGATGGTGATAATGAAATTGACGTGTTACCTCAATACGTTATCCCTAGCTCAACGTTCAAGTATTCTGATTTAGTTCTATACCTTCTAAGAATGTATTACTTCAAGGATGATGACATCCATGTTCGTGGACTTCTACGATTTGATAGAGCTAAGAAGAAGTACACTTTAATGCCCATCACTAAGATATATAAGGATAATAAGAAACTTCTACTCGAGGGGTTTGGTGTTGGCGATCTAGCTGATAAGTCCTCATCTAATAAGTTCAACCCTCCTTCAGAGGCTGAAGTTAATGTTTACACAAACCAATTAAAAAATACAGATCTATCAACTCCTATGGTTCAATATTCGAATGAGTATTTTGTTAATGGAGTTGTTAGTGGGTACGATCCTGTATTGGGTGTACATAGTATGAGAGAAGTTAGGATTGGTGATCTAAAGAAGAAGTGGACAGAGAAGTTTGTCGATGTATTTTCATCTGTAGGTGGGAAACCTAAACCTTTCTTAGTTCTCAATAAAGAGAAGAAAGAAGAGAACTTTAGAATATATTCATTTCCATATAATCTTGAGAAATGTAAAAATCTTGTTGAAGCTGAAATGACAAGCAACTTTGCCTTTTATAATTTACAACTTGTTATAAATAATCTTGGCAATACAAAACGTGAACCTGGAAAGTTTATTGACATATTTAAACCTATTAAAAGTGAGGGTGAGGTTGATAGTAAGCTTCTCGGGAGATGGCTTGTAACAAAGGTATCTCACAACTTTACATTTGACAGCTATACAAACACATTAATGTGTGTAAAATCTTATATCGGACCTGGTAAAGAGCCAGATGATGACGCAGAGTAATGGAACAAGAAATTAACAATCACGTAGAATCTCTAATAGCTATTGAGCGTACTAAGTCTCAAGTAGATGAGTTTATTACAAATCTGGATGATATTAGAGAGTGGACAGATGACGATAAAGAATTCCTTGAGTCCTTTAAGCGTATCTATCATACTGGCCTCGATCAACTTGAAAGGTTCATCAACAAGCTTGATGAAGATGGTGATAAGCTTGATGAGTCATCAATTCTATACTACAAGCGTCAATTAGTTATTGGTCCACTGGCGGCGTTCCTACCTCAATATACAGAAGATAAGAAGTACTGGCTTGATCAGTCTGATGTGATGGGAGTTACGGGTAATATGGGAGGCTCTAGTAACAGTTCACCGGTTTGGGATAATAAATCTTTAAACGTCCCAGTTGATGTATTCAATAAGATGCCTGAGTTTATGTTTACAGTAATCTCTGAGACTAATGATGTTATCAATAGTGTTCTTACAGGGACATTTATATCTCCAATTGTCAATGATAATACTCTACCTTATATCGACAAAGGTCCACAATCTCGGATCGATGAAGAGTATGATAAGGGCCGTAATGTCAAGCCACATGCGAATCATATGGTTAAGGACGTTGAACTAGCCTTTGATATTTCAGCTGTATCCGCTGACATATTCGATAAGGTAAAGGAGTTCCTCGTTGAAGATAGTGACTTCCGACTATTTGCACAAAGTAAGAAAATGAACCCATTTAAAGATACAGTATCTAAGGCATCTAACTTAATTGTTAATCGAGGATATACGAAGGGTGAAGAAGACTTCTCAGTTGCTACTGATTTGTTTGGATCGCAATTCGATAGTGAAGATAAGATGGCGTTTGAATTACTCATCAAAGGTGAGGATAAAGATCGTAAGTTCAAGCTTAGAACTGTTAAGGGTCAGCTTGGATCTGGTGAGGAAGTTAAATCTGAGCCAATTAAGGATTAAGTTCAATCACATCTGGATCATCCTTTAATGAAGGCTTATCATTTGCACCCTTCATGATTTGCTTCATGATCTCTTCTCTAGACATCACTAGTCTTGTTTGATTATCAGCAAGGTTTCTATTTGCCTTTGCTTCAATATCAGCCTTCTTAATCTCTTTCTGAGTTGAATTTCGAGAGTTAGCAATAGTTAGCTTATTGAGAGTTTCAATAGCGGCTGACGTAGACTTGATTAATGCTGATGTTGCTTCGATATCTTCAGGTTCGGCAGCTCCGCCAGTTGTGAAGCGAACATTCTCCACAATTGATAGAGAAGTCTGAACGAGCTTGCTTGCGCTCTTAATTACGAACTCTTCAAGTGTCTCGCGAGTAATGTCATCTTCAACTTTTGCAACATCCTTAACCTGCTGAGCTGATCCATTAAGTTGCTGAATAATATCACCTACAATGTTATCTACATTCTCATCCATTTAAACTATTTAATATGAGAGAGTTGATTTACAAGCTTTTCTATATATCATGTTGGAGTAAAGAAATTTATTTGCTTTCTAGAAGATGCATACTATAATGATACATATGCAACAGCAAGTAAACATTAAATTTGTAAAAACACATAAAGATGCTAGACTCCCTAAGTTTAATATTGAGGATCCACTAATAGGTGATATAGGCGCGGATGTATATTCTACAGGGTATGTTACGGTACCAGCTCATGGATCTATTATATGCCCTGTCGGGTTAACGGTCGGGTATATCACACCGGGATATTATTTCATTATAGCTCCTAGATCAGGATTAGGATTTAAGCATGGGATTATGCCACATGCAGGTAGAATTGATAATCAATACAGAGGTGACATTGGAATAAAATTATTCAATTTATCAGATGAAGATTATGTAGTAAATATTGGAGATCGGATCGCTCAACTAGAGTTCCATAAATTAATTCAACCTGAATTCAGCTTCACAGATGAAGTTACTGACTCTGCAAGAGGTGAAAAAGGATTTGGATCCTCTGGGAACTAGTATATAATAAGAATATGAATATAATTAATCATAAAAAGTTGCTACGAGGTATCTCGCAATACTTTCAATGCAATAGACAAGCCGGTCATACCACAGCAGCATTAGAAGGCATTAATAATACCTCAACAGCTAAGCTTATAACTGCGACGACCTCGAACGCTAGGCAGTTGAATGGTCAACAATCATCAAATTTTAGTGCCCTAGCGACGTCAATGAATACATTTATTGTAAGTGATGAATGGCGAGGTTCTAGAACACCTATTGTATTTGATAATGCTGCAGTACATCAACTTGTAGCGACATCTCTCACACATATTGAAGATTTGGAGGCTGATAATAAAGAATTAAAAGATCAGCTAGCTGAGTATAAAGCGGCATTACAGACGGCTGATAATCACTGCAGTGAGATGTCAATAATACTTGGTGAGTCTGAGGATGAACTTGACACTGTAACCTCATTATGTAGTGTATCAATTGATCTTAATATCCATCTGAATACTCAGCTAATAGAGCTTGAGGAAGCAGAGCAAGAAAGACTGGAACTACTTGAACAAGCTCAGCTTGAACAAGCTGCTCAAGAGAATCGAGAATATTGGAACGATTATTTACAGATGATCACGGGACTAGAATAATATGGAAGAATTTAATAAAATCTGGACTGAAAAATATCGTCCAAAAACGTTGAAAGATATGATCATCAGCGAGGAAACTCGCGAACTCCTGGAGAGCTACAAAGATGGTATTCCACACCTGCTATTCGCAGGACGACCAGGTACAGGAAAGACAAGTCTTGCACAAGTTCTTGTGAATAGCATGCTAGAATGTAATTTCCTTTACATTAATGCTTCAGATGAGTCTGGAATCGACACTATTCGTGTTAAGGTCAGTGGATTCTCAAGAACAAAGTCGTTTGATGGTAAAATCAAAACTGTAATCCTTGATGAAGCTGATGGATTGAAGCCTGATGGTCAAAAAGCTCTTCGAAACCTTATGGAATCGAATGCAGCCAACACAAGATTCATTCTAACAGCGAATTACAAGCATAAAATCATTCCAGCGCTCCAATCTAGGTGTACTGATGTTGATGTTAAGCCTGAACTCAAAGAAGCAGTGCGAAGATGTGCTGAAATCCTTGAAGCTGAGGGAATTAAAATTCCAGAAGATCAGAAAGTTAATTTTGTTGAACTAATTAAGCATGAATTTCCTGATATGCGTAAGTGTATCAACCAAATTCAGAAGTATAGTGTTTCTGGTGTACTTAAGATTACACGAATTGGTTCTGATAAGGAGCTTCTTAATAAGATTAGTTCATCTCTGAATGATGGAGCTGTAATCAAGTTGAGGGCTTATCTAATTGCTAATGAAGATCGCTTCAGTGGTGACTATGATACCCTATTAGCAGACTATCTAGAGCATCTATATGATGCACAGATTGAAGATATCACTAAGAAGCAGTGTATTGCAACGATTGCAGAGCATTTATATCAAAGTGTCTTTATTGTCGATAAGGAAATTAACTGTTTCGCGTGTTTAATTGCACTAGAAGGGATCTTATCATGACCATGGTCATCAATCCTTACGTGAGCGTATAAAGAGTGTGTTACTCAAAGCTCTAAAGGATGAAGAATAGGTAAAATTACAAACAAAGAGACCGGAACGCAAGTTCCGGTCTCTTTTTGTTCTTAGCTTGATTTTTTAACGCTTCTTAACACCAGCCATGTAATCTACTGTACTTGACTTTGTAGGACAAGGGCTAACGGGTTTAGAAGGGATCTTCGTATCCTTGAAAGGACTCTTAATCTCTGTTGGTGAAAGCTTTCCATCACCTCTATCTGTCTTATTGGATAGATTCTCTTCGTCTTGCTCAAGCTCTTGTGGCTTGATATTAACCTTCACATCATATTTCATCCCATCAGGGATTGGAGGAAGGTTTGGATAGATCTCATCATCTGGATCTCCAAGGTATGAAGGTACTGTAATTGGATTCCACCATCTTCCACCACCTTGGTCACATGCAAGTTCTAGATTAACTGAATTTGAAGCAGTTTGACCATCTGCAGGGTATCGAGCACCGGGCTCTGAATCTTTAATGTTAATCACTCTTAGGTGGAGACCACTCTCTACCATGTCGGCAATAGCTTCCTTAGTCGCTTTACCTAAATTCTTGTAACATGGGGTAGACTTGAAGTCTCCTTTAAATACAAATACATCTCCTACAAGGAAGCCACCTCGCGAATGTCTGTTCATGTGACTCTCTACTATTTGAAGAAATCTTTTCTGTTTAGCCATACAATTATTTATTCATAAGTTATAAATTATACAGTTCGATCTGCATATATATTATACATATTCATTATTAACAGATCAAACGCAGTGATCATAGCGACTTCCTCTGGAGTTGCATCTCGTATCTTAGTCACTGAGTATGAACTCCATGGATTACGCTCAACCCAATCTTGAGTAGAGTTCTCTAAATATACTTTACTAGAGGTGATTCCACATGCCTTCATTTCATAATCGTTCTTAATTTTTCGGAGGACTGTCATCGGGTTAATTTCAACATCGACCTTCTCACGTCTAGTACCTTGAATCTTCATACTTATATTATAATATATGAAATAGATTTTTCCATTATAAAGTTGCTGTTATAAATATATTTATAATGAATATCAAACTCACTGATATCGAAGTAACGCCAACAGAGAAGTATGCGCTAGATCGCGGATACTTATACAAGGATCTTATGCTAGATCTGAGTACTCGTTACTCATACAACGCTCAACTGAATAAGAAAGAGAAGCTCAACGATGTGCAAGCTCTATATGATGTTGAATCAATTAAGGCAAGTATTGTAAATGCAATGCTTACTTCACCTGGACAGAAAATCCTTAATCCAGAATTCGGCGTTGATCTTAGACAATACCTATTTGAGCCTGTTGATGAGTTCACAACCTTTGAAATTGAAGCTGATATCCGTGAGCGCCTTCCAACATGGGAGCCACGAATCACACTGGAGAAAGTTTCTGTAACTGCAAACGAAGAAGATCAGCAATATGACATTGATATTCAGATTAATGTACCATCTCTAGATATAGTCGGGCTTTCTATCGTTAGTATATTAAATAGTAATGGATATTACATCTCATAAATCATGGCAATTGAAAATAAATTTTTAGAGTACGGCCTCTCAAAGGACGCTTATGTTGCGTTTGACGCTCTCACGTTGAAGGACTTCATAGTTGAGAATCTCAACGATAGTGGTCAATTTACTGATCAAATCTACGAGGGTAGTAATATGTCTGCAGTTATTGACATTGTTGCATATTCATACCACGTTCTAATGTTTTACCTAAACACTGCAGCTTCAGAGTCTACGTTTGACCAAGCTACAATTTATGAGAACATGAACAAGATTGTTAAGTTTATTGGATATAAACCAACTGGTAAGCAGACATCTCTTGTTGCTATTAATGCAACAGCTACAGATGCATTAGCTCCTGGAAGTTGGACAATTAAACGCAACTCATTCTTCATGCTAGATGGTATTCAATATACAGCATTAGAAGATTATGTATTTGATAAGACCTTAACAGGTGAAGAAGTTATTAGCGCATTGAGCAATAGTATGGTACTTTATCAAGGTACAAATGTGGAGTATCCGACATATATAGCTGAAGGTGAGCCATTTGAAATTCTACCAATCGTCGATACGAATATCGTTGATAATTCTGACGACCGTTTTATTGCTGATAATACAATATCAGTATATGTTAAGGAGCTACTTGATAGTAAGTATTATATATACACTGAAGTTGACAATCTTTATCTTCATAATGGCGCAGAACGTGTATATGAGAAGAGGCTAAACGAGTTAGGAAACTTTGAAATTAAGTTTGGTAATGGATCATTTGGTAAGACTCTTGAACTGGGTGATGAAGTGGCTATATATTACATTAAGAGTGATAATGAAAAGGGAATTATTAGCCCTAACACAATTAATGGTAATAAGCTATTTAATTACAATACCCAAAGATTTACTACTATCTTCAAAGATGTGTTTACACTATTTGATGAGACGAACTTTATCGATAGCACAAACAATAGTGGTATTGTGTTTAACAACCCTCTAAATTCATCAATCGTAACCATGGAAGAGTCAGTTGATGATATTAGAGCAACTGCACCTAAGCTTGTGGCTTCACAGCTCAGATTAGTTAGTGATGTTGATTATGAGAAGTTCTTAATTAAGAATGTGCCAGGAATTCTACGATCTGTAAAGGTACTTAGTAATAAGAGCTATATTAATGAATATCTTCAATACTTTTATGATATCTGCGTTGATCCATATAAGCATAACAGAGTTCTTATCAATCAGGTTAATTTCGCTGATGCATGTGATTTCAACAACATTAATATCTTCTGTGTACCGACATTTAAGCAGCCACTAGATGGAACATATCCAGAGTTTCTAAGTAGTGCATTCAAGAATCTTATAGTTGATCTAACTGCTGAGAAGAAAATTATTAGCGCTGAAGTTGTACCTCGTGATCCAATTTACATGGCAAATAGTATTGGCTTCACAAATGCTGACCCTACAGTGGATACAGTTAATGAGTCTTCATTGGTGATCGTTCGAGAGAATTCAAATAAGATTAACAAGAATACATTAAAAGTTAGGGTTGAGGATGAGATTAAGAAGTTCTTCGATCCAGGAGTAAACGAGCTTGGACAATACGTTAATATAACTGAACTAACATCGTCAATTCTAGGTATTAAGGTGTTAAGTCTGTTAAGACTGTTAACAACAAGTTAAATATTTCATATGATGGAGTTTCACTTCTATCATGGAACCCCCTATATCCAGAGAGTGATATTAATATCATAACTCAGAGTATATTACTCCCATCATTCAAATTTCCGTACCTATACAATCCAGTAAGTATGTCAGCATTAATTACAGTAGTAGATGAGTAAAGTATTAACAGAATATTCAACATTTGAAATCTTAGATCATACAGGGAGTGTAACACTCTCTGCGTTTAATTTATCGATCACGCCAGTTTCCTTCAATCCGCTATTGAGTGATGAGGTGTTATCAAATCGTGTACGATGGGCATTTGGAGATGGAACAATCTCAGAAGAATTGGTGCCAACTCATCAATACACTCGACCAGGTGTTTATGATGTAGAGCTAGTTGTGTTTGATAAATTTGGACAGGGACGCCTAGCTTCTTACTCTAACAGTATTCAGGTGATTGATTTCATTGAGAATACTTTTAGTATTAATACAAGCGTTGAAAGTGTCAGTGCTCATAAGCTATCAGACACAATTGAGGTAGTTGCTTCATCTCCATATTATCAACCATTACAATCGATTGTCGTTACAATCTCTGGAAGCTCTGTACCAAACTATTTTGAGCTAGCTCCTAGTAACTACAATCATTTAAAGTTATACAACACACTATCATATAAGAGTATATTTACCAATACATATCCTGGATCAGCTGAATATATTGAAACTAATAATATTGAATTTGATAGTGAGACAAGTATATACACTAAGCTGGATAATGATGTTGTTGTTACTTGTCCTAAGACAGATGTGGGTAGCATCCTAGCTGGAACCTCTGCTAGTAGAGTAGTATATTATACAGATGATGGAGTATCTGATAATGTTCAGCTTAGACTATCTAAGAACGCATCCGAGTTAATTGAGGATAATAAATTTAGTAATTTAACTTCAATAATCCTCAACGTTGAGGTATTTGCAAACACTAGTTTTACATCTATTGAATTCTCTTCCAAT